TAATATTTAGAGTTAGCCATACACTTAATCCATTTAATGTTTATTATTATGATCGAGTAGAACAGTGGGTTGATCAAAACTTAAAAACAAACAGAGACGGTGACCCTACAGATATTAACATACATCCTTGTTGGGGTACCTGGGGTTTAGACAGAACTCCTCAAAGGTTGAGAGATGTTATAGATAATAATACTATCAGCTCTCTGTTAAACACACAAGCACAATCAGATATTACTCCACTAAAAGAATTTGTTAATAAATGGGATCCAATAAGAAAAACTAATTGGAAACAAACGTTTCCGGAAATTATTGATTATTTTGAATTAGATTAACAAAGTCAGGTAAGTAATCTTTGATATTAATACCTTTAAGTCTATCCTGAGTTTCTATTTCTTGTAAGAATTTTTCAAACTTTTGATCATCACTTGCTTGGTGTGGTCTAAATAAATCGCAATCGATTTGATCTTTGATCTTCTTAGGTAGACTATTAATATTAAAGTAATAAGGGTCAGATACTATATTATGGTTATAACGAATATTGTTATCCTCAAACCATTTAACAGTTTCTTTGTAGTATAATACGTTTAAATTACTAATTGTATAACTAGCACACAAATCTACATTTAATTTTTGATACAGTTCTATATTCTTTAATAGTCTGTCCCATTTAAGAGGCCAACGAACATATTCATGAACCGGACCAACTCCGTCTATACTTAAACAAAAGTTCAAGTTAGTAAGTTGTGATAACTTTTCAATTTGGTAATCTTTAAGCTCAACACTGCCGTTGGTAACCATGGTAACAAAACAATTTTGGTTGTTATTATCTATTAACTTCTGCATAATGTCAAAGTTACGAGGCTCATACAATGGTTCACCTCCAATTAAACTAACTTGTTTTAAATTAGCCCAATCTATATGTTCTAAATCTTCCATTGACTTTGCTTGAGAATCTGTAGAGAGATTTTTTATTGATCTCCAGGTAGTACTAAAGTAAGGCCCACATACAACACAGGCACCATTACACTTTCTACTGGTCCAGATCTTTACAGATTGTAATGAATTCTTTCCTTCATGACAGTCCTGTTCTATTAATTCAATATCTCTATCAGTTTGATAATCAAAATTTCTATTTTGTAAAATTCTATCACTGTCTACCCCTTGATCTTCTAAATCCCAGCACCGCTGACATGCTGGTGTTTTTACATCATTTAACATATCTTGCTTAATTTTTTCTACATTGGGAGTAGGGTTATCGGTTAACAAACAGCAAGGTGTTTTGGATCCGTCGATGTTATATTCCATGGTATAGAAAGGTTGAATACAAAAATATTTACTCATATGTGTATTTAACCGGTAAGTATTGTGAACAAATGTTTTTTATCATATAATGTTGATAAATACTATCACTAACGGAAACTTAACTTATGCAACGTAAAACAAAAAGTATTTTAGATGAATTGAGCTCAATGCACATTAGCAAAGACAAAAATCACCTAGTTGAGAGTCGTGCTAATAACATTATCCAATCTGCTATCAATATTTTTGAACAGATCGATAATCTTTATACTCGCGAACAAGCAGAAGATTTACAGCGTAAGTTTGTTAACGCAATCAAATCAAGAGACCCTAAAAAGTTTGCTCGTTCAGTGAGACGTAAAGATGAAGATTAATGAAGGCGGAAACGTATTCAAAGATGAACGTGGCACTCCTTTAACCCAGAGAATTAATCTTGCTGATGTTAAGCCAACTGTAAAGTATTTAGAATCACTAACAGGCTTACCTCTACTAGACAATATGCTAGGCTCAACAGGTAAAAAGCCTACATCGGGTGATTTAGATCTTGCTGTTGACGCTTCAAAACATACCAAAGAAGAATTATACAATAAACTAATATCACAAGGTGTAAACACAACTGATGTTGCTAAGTCAGGCGATAGTGTACACTATAAATGTCCTATTAACGGTGATCCAATGAACGGCTATGTACAAGTAGACTTTATGTTTGGTGATCCTAAATGGCAACAGTTTGCTCTTAACGCATCACCTGACTCTGAATTCAAAGGTGTACACCGTGCTATTCTATTAGCCAGTATTGCTAAAGCCAGAGGTATGAAATGGTCATACAAGTTTGGCCTAGTATCAAGAGAAACAAACAAAGTTATATCAAACAATCCAGATGAAATTGCTCGAATGTTAATTGGTGGAACACGTAAAGATCTAGCCAGTGTAGAAACTATTATAGCACAGGCAAAGAAAAACAATGATTATGAAGCACTAGTAGCAGATGCCAGAGAAACGTTTGCTAAGGATGGACTACAGTTTGAGTCTGTAGAAACAGAAGTAGATTGGATTGCTCGTACAAGAGATAGAATAGTTAATCAAGGAATGCAGGTTATTACAGAAGCGGCTAGGATTGAACATCCTGAGGATATGATTTTTAATGATGGTGCTAGAGGTGCTCTTAAGGCAGTTGAAGAATTAAACTTCTTACCTAAGTCTGCTAAAGACATCACAATTAAATGGGATGGCAAGCCAGCAATTATATTTGGCCGTGATGAAGATGGAGACTTTGTACTAACAGACAAGTCAGGCTTTACTGCTAAAACATACGCAGGAATTGCTAAGTCACCAGAAGAACTAGAAAAGATTATGCAGATGCGTGGCGGTGATCGTTCAGAATTAATTAACATGTATAAAGCATTATGGCCTGCACTAGAAGCACAAACACCAAAAGGTCTGAGTGGTTACTTTAAAGCAGACCTATTATGGACAGGCATGCCTGCTAAACAAGGAAACAAATATGTGTTTACACCAAACACTGTAACATATTCAGTTGATGTAGACACTGACCTAGGTAAACAAATAAGCACAAGCCAAGCAGGTCTGGCAATACACACATACTTGACAGGTCCTACAGATTCAGGACAACCATTTCATGCTGTAGAAAAATTACCTACTGGTCCTATATTGTTTGTAGGTCCTAAAATGAAAGAAACACCTAAGGTAGATTTACCAACAGGCAAACTAGATCAAATTGAATCTACAGTTAGAAGTAATCAACGTGCTATTGATAAATTCTTTATGCCAATTATTTTACGTGAAAAACAACTAAGTGACTTACCACAGTTAATGAAACAGTTTGCTAACTTCAAAGTTAGAGAAGGTAACTTTAATAACATGGCTGGCAACTTTGCTAACTGGGCAGTGACCAAAGTTTCAAAACCTAAAGGTGACAGACTAGTTGCTTATGTCAGCGAAAATATGAAAGTAGTTGAATTAATTTTTAAAGTGTTTAATGCTATTGCTGTTATTAAAACACAGATTGTTAGAGCACTAGACAAACAAGGCGGTGGTATATCAGCAACAATAGATGGTGAGTCAGGACACGAAGGATATGTAGCAGGTGGTCTTAAATATGTTGATCGTTTAAGATTTTCAAAATCAAACTTTGCAAAGAATGTATAATGGAATTTATTAAGAACATAATTGAATCAAGAATGTATCGTAGACTTGGCCAAGTCAAAGGAACTGACGTGGCTACATTGGCCGCATTGGTATTTGATCATTTAATGATGCTAAGAGTTTTATACTATATTGATAAACCTAAGGCTATGAAGTATGCTAAGAACACAATCAAGCAACAAAACTTTAGTGGCTTTAGACAGTCTATGACTGACTTATATAACTTCTTAACATTAGTAATGCAACAACGTCAATATGCTGATAAACTCTTTAACGATTGGGACGTACAGATTCCCGAACTAAGAATAAAACGTATCCTTAGAGATCTAGCAGATGGTCAGATAGACGAGAAAGATTTTAATCAACTGTTGATGTTATTACAGAGACGTATCAAAGGACTAACATCAGATCAAATGTGGTTACGTAGACTAGTACAAGATTGGCACAAACGTATTAGTAAAATGGATCGTAAACAAGCAATCATGCGTATCCTACAAACTGTTAGACGTCCTATTAACTCAGACTTGTACATGCTTTTACAGAGTTCTACAAACGTTACTCCAACTAACGCATAATGTGGGGATATTTAATTGGCCTGTGTATGATGGTCAACGGTGAGCAAGAGTGTAAAGACGAAGCATTTGTTCCTAACTTTACATCACAAACAGCCTGCGAAGTACACGCAATACTACAAACAACTATAATCAACTATGATCTTGTACACATAGACGGTGTATATGATATATGGGTAGCACCTACACAATGTATTGATGTACCTGTAAGACCTTCAACAGATTTTTTTGAAAAACTACACTGAAAATACTTTTAATTTGGACTAAATAAGTGTAGGGAAGAAATTATTTCCCACACATTAAGGAGATATTATTATGGCAGTTTTATCAAACAACGCGGCAGTAGGCGCATCACAAGGCTTAGGTCCAACTACTTACGTATGTACAGTAGCAACAGGTACAGTTTCAGTATCAGCGGCTTGTAACGAAATTCAAAACGAAGGCGGTACAATCGTAGCAGTTGAAGGTACAGCAGACGGTTCATACGTTTTAGTTCAAGGTGGTCCAACACCAGCAGTAACAGGCGTAACTGTAGCGGCAACATTATCATAAGTTTTTAACTTATCTAAAGAGCCCTGTTTTTTAGCAGGGCTTTTTTTGTGGCTATAAATACGTGTATGGAACAACAAGAATTGTTTGAGCGAGATACAACTGCTTGGGTTTACGAATCACCCGATCGTGGCAAAACTATTTACAGACGTAAACTTATGGATCCACACTATAAACGTGAACTAGTTACTGAACTAGATGACGAGTTCAAAGACTATAGAGACTGGATGTATAAACAAGACTGGTCAACATTATCTCAAAAACCCGCAATCAAAGAAGCTCTAGATAGACTTAGAGTGTTAGTAGAATTAATAAAAGAATGATACGTTGTTATACATTAATAGATATCACACCTACAGGTTTTACACGTAAGCCTAAAACACCTGAGGAGATTATACGACGTAATCAACAACGTAACTACGAAACATTCTTACAGTTAATATCTTTAAGAGCTCAGCCCACAGTAGAACACACACCTATTAAACTAGAAGATATTCAAATAGAAGAACACATATTTGGCAGTTACTACATGCCAAGTTTATTTCCTTACACTATATGGTGCTTTGACTTTTGCTCAGAACAAATAGAAGCCTATAGAAGCGAGGACAGTCCTGTAGGCAGTCTAATACAAGACTTTAACGGAATACCTATCATAGATGGCCTAGCAGAAACAGCCAAAATCAATAATACAATCAACACGTTAGGTGAACACACCAATACTTATTTTCAGGTAATTTAGCCGATTATGATAAATAAAAACAAGCAACTAGTTTAGGCTAGTTACAAAGCATAGATTACACAAAATAGGCACATATAGGCTACTTACTAGGCACAGCAAAGATTTAATGCTTTAATATCCTTTTGGAGAAAAAAGCGTTGAGTACTACTCAAATTGAGAAAGAAAATTTAGAAGCCCACGTAGAGTTATGTGCCGAGAGGTACGATGCGTTGGAAACTAAATTAGACACAGTTGAGCAAAAAGTAAGTTCGTTAGAACGTTCAGTAGGCGAAATCAAAGATATGATTGTACATCTTGATCGTCGACGTTCTACACAACTGATTACTTGGGCTGGCACCGCAGTTACAATGTTGATTGGTGTCATTGGTTGGTTACTAACTAAGTTTGTTTGGTAAGTCATAATGGCTACCACAGACAGAAATTATAAAAAGTTTCGTAACCTCGCTGTACAGAGCTTACAAAGTCTTTCATCAAACATAATCGTCAAAGTTAAGGACGATTTTGTCGTCTTTAGTCGTTATAAAATTTCTCCAGTTGGCGACGGGTATTTTAATTTATACCGTCATGGTACACTAGTACATGAGTTTACAAACAGTCGTAACGCTCTAGCATATTGCATACTAGAGAATCAAGCAAGGATATTAGAAGCAGAACATTTGCTAAGACAGGATAAGAGATTACAGCGTCTTGATACGGATATTGATCGTCAAAGTCAAATTATGCGTACAACAAAAGATGCTAATAGAAAAATGTTGATGGCCGACAAAGTGTTGAATAATATTGCTATTAGAAGTGATATTAAAATTAAGTTGAACGACACTATTGAATTGGCTAAATACTATCAACAAAAAGGATTCGACGATGAAACTGCAAGAACTAGCAACAAATAAAATTAAACAGGTTGGCAAACTTATGGAGAGCTACTTCAATCGTAAGGTTGACGTATCAGGTCTTTCATTAGAACAGGCTCAGAAGTTATTGGCTAAAACAACAGCATTAGTAAATGAAGTACAATCAAGCATTGATAGACACACTTCACAGAATAACCCTGCTTACTTACAAGCACTAATGATGAAAGAAGCATTAGAAGCACATGTTCAAGAAGGCACAGCAGATACAAGAAATCCATATGCTGGTGGTACAGGTGAGCAAAAGAAACATGTTGGTATGACAGCAATGGCACCAGCGGATATTGCTCCGGCAGATGAAGATGAAGAAGAAATGGAAGAAGCAAGTTGCGGTTCAAAGAAAAAACACAAGCATGAAAGTTCATGTTTAATGGCTGGTAAGAAAAAGAAAACATACGAAGCAAAACAAATTAATGAAGCAGACGTTGAAGAAGCACAGGTAACACTAGCGGCTCAAGACGTTGTTGATAGAATCCAAAAAATGTACGAAGATGTTGCAGAAATGCAATACAAGGACTTGCCTAATCTAGCACAAATGATGAAGCAAGAACTTGGTATTAACCAAACACAGGCATACTATGACGCAACAAATACAGCAATTTCAACTTTAGTACAGGCATTAGAACAGGCAAAAACAGATTTAGAAAGTGCAATGGCACCAATTACTGGCGAAGAAGTAGTTAGCCCAGACGAGTTTGCTACAGATGATGAAGCAGATTTAGATCTAGAAGCTGACGCTGACGTAGAATTAGACAGCGAAGAAGAAATCACAGACGAGCCAGAATTAGATACAGATTTAGGCAGAGAAAGACGCTAATGAAACTGTTTGAGGTATATGGTTCTGAAATGGAACTAGCGGCCTTGGTTCAGTATCTTATTAGTCGTTCAGAAGACTTAGGCACAAAAGGAAAGGTTGGAACAGAAACTTTTCTTAACATGGCAGATAATTTAGGCATTAACATTTCACTGAGCCAACTACAAAGTATGGCACAGAGAGCGCCGTTAAAGAACATGATTGCAGACGTGAGCCCACAGCATGTTAGTTTTGATCTAACATCAGCGGGTAATGCTACAATGAGTGTAGACAAAGCACGTAAAACGGTTGACTCCATGGCTAAAAGGGCAATGAAAAGGTAATCTCAACATTGACTTTTGCTATTCCATAAAGCCCTGTTTTTTAGCAGGGCTTTTTTTATGGTTGACATGGTGTATAAATAGTGTACAATAATAGTCAAGTATTATCTAAATGGAGATATAAAATAGATGGCGTACAGCGATAAGGTATTAGATCATTATGAAAACCCACGCAACGTTGGTTCGCTAGACAAAGACGATCCTAGTGT